GGGCGTTGCTCGCTCCCCAGACGCCGTTGGCCGCGTCCGGCGCATTGGTGGCCAGGCTGGAGAGTATTGCCGTTCCCGAGGCGTCCGGCCAGGCGATCGACCGGTCGGCCGTGGGATCGGTCGGGGTGACCGACGTTTTAAACTCGTTTGCCGTCGCGCCTTCATACACCAGGGCGTTGCTCGCTCCCCAGACGCTGTTGGCCGCATTAGGCGCATTGGTAGGGAGGGTCGATGCCATGTACGCCACCGAGCTATTGGCCGCCAAATCCGGTATCGTCCAGGTCTGATCACCTACCGTCGGGTCCGTTATGGCAATGGTTGATTCTACCTCATCCGCCGTCGCACCTTCCAAAACCAGCGGCGTGGCCCCGGAGAGGGTGCCCAGCACCGTCAAGGCCGAACTGTCAAAATAGTTTTGAAACGCTACCACGTAATCGGTGGACGAAATCGCATAGCCCACCTGCTGACTATAGGCCGGTGCCGATTGTGTGACGGCTGCGGCCGTCTCGGAGAGATAACCCGGCACACCCTCGGACAGGCCGGTCCAGCCGGTCATAATGCCGAAGGCAATCACTTCCACCTTGGTCCCGGTGGCGCCGCCCTTGCCGATGATGCCGACGGCGGGCCGCAGGGCCGCGTCGTTGGCGTCCGCTTTATAGACGTAGCCATCCGCGTCTTTCATCATGACGACGTTCCCCGCCGTCAATGTCTCGCCGGCGGTGGCCTGAAATCGTGCCCATACCTGTTTGGCGCTGTAGGCTGCCGAGGCATTCGTCGCCACCAGAGCCAGGACAAAAAAGAGAAAGAGCATGAGAAGTCTTTGAGCTATATTTTTTCGCATTACGTAACCTCCTGTTAAACTTTTGTTTTTAACGGCCCGTTGGGGGCCCTATTTTTGTTTGCCACTCTTTGCGGATGTTTCATGGTAGGGGCGGGCGTGAAACCCGCCCCTACGTTTTATCCGCCGGCCACTACCGATTTATCAAAACCGCGGTAATCGGCGATTTCCCATTCGTACTCATGGCGCTGCTTGTACTGGATTTTGTCGCCCACGAACATCTGCCCCACCAGCGGGTTGTCGGCCACAAACAGCTCCGGTTCTTGGCGGCCGTTCAGGAAAGCCACTTCCAAAAGCTCCACATCGGCCGGATCGGCGAGCAGGCCCCAGTCGGTTGTATCCGTGGCCAGCTTGTTGAGCAGGATGTTTTCATGATTGGACCCAAACCGGCCCGCATGAGGGTTGGGTGTAGCCGCGCCCGGCCAGGCGGAATTCAGCGTTTTGGCCGTTTCCAGGAGCGCACGGGGTACCCAGATTTTGGCCGCATCCAGGCACAGACTCTCGCCGCTGTCCTTTTCCGTCTGGTTGAACATGGCTGTCAGCCTGGCGGTCAGGGCCGCTATGCCTGCCGCATCGGCGGATAACGCCGTAGCGCCCAGGTTGGCGTGGTCGTTATGAAACACGGCCTTGTTATCGCCCTTGTAGGTGGCGTTGCTATTGATCTTGGCCCAGCCTCGCCGCGCATAGGTGCGCTTGGCCGCCCGGCCCAGCCGGGATACCAGGGTGGAGACGCTCTTCAGGTCGTCGTTCATGACGACCCTTCTGGTGACGGTCAGGATGATGCCCTTCTGATTCAGGGCATAGGAGATTTCTTCATCCGTGGCCATCGTAATCTCCTGGTAATCGCCCGATTCCGGGTCGATATCGGGCAGATCGCCAAAGTATCCGACCTGGATGGATTCCATAGTCTTGAAGTCCTGAGCGTTGCGTCGGTAGCTGATCAAGGCGTTTTCTCCGTAGTCTACCGCCCGGAAGTCCTGCACCAGCCGACGGTACATGGAGTTGCCCAGCACGTAGGAGAAGGAGGCGGAACTGTAGGCAGCCGGCAACCTCATCATCTGCATCATGGCTTCGCCGATGCGCAGGCCGTCCCGGGTGGGCACGCCCCGCACTTCCGTATCGCCGGTGATCCGGGTATAGGCCGCACGGAGTGACGTCAGCGCCTGGACATCCTTGTATTTGTCATCCACCGTGACGCCCATCAGCTTGTCAAAGGCCGCCTGGAGCTTTTCCGGCTCGTCGGTTCCCATGCGGATGTCTCCCGCACCCGTGACGATCCCGGCACCGGTCAGTTTGTCCAGGTATTCTTTCTCATCCTTGACGGCGGCGCGCAGGGCCTCCACTTCAAAGGCTTTCCCCTCAAACTGCTTTTGAATCCGCGCCTGGGAGAGTTCCGGGAGCTGGCTGCCGCGCAATTCGTCTTTCAACGTTGCACCGCAGGCGACGATGCGGGCCTGCTCGAGGAGCTGTTTTGCTTCCTCGTTTGAACTGCCACCGCCCGCACCGGCTATTGCCGTTTTCACCGCCGCCTGGATCCGGATGTCGAGATCCTTCAGCGGATCGTTAACGCCCGCCGCCAGCAGGGCGATTACCTCGTCCTCGGTGATTGTTTTGTCCGTGACTTTTGCCTCGATGCTTTTGTAGAGATCAGCGTTTTTCGCCTTCAAGGCTGCCAAGAGTTTTTCCAGCATACTTTCCTCCTTTTGGCCTGCCTGAAAGGCTGCGGCCATCCTCAAAAATTTTCCCCCTGCAATGGGGTCATAGACAACGTCCACGCTGTCCACCTTCACGATCTTTTCCACTTCTTTTACGCCGCCGCGAACGGCCACCGTTCCCAGGACGTCATGGGAAAGGCCGACCAGGTCCGGTTTGTTCCGGGTAAAGGCATCCACCACCATGTCCCGCAGCCAGGCGGCGCTCTTCAGAATATTGAGCGTTCCTTCCAGGCCGGTCGTATTGTCACGGACGTCGGAGAGCCACCCCACCAGATCCCGCACGCTCTTCCCGAAGGGATTGAGCGTATGCTGGGCTTCCTGCAGGGCAAAAACACGCGCCCCCTCATACAGGGGCTTGGCCGCCTGCAGGACCGCGTAGGGATAGTTGGCACCCTTTTGTTTGTCCACACCCGCCTCGACAATCTGGACCCGCCATTTGTAGCCGTACTCGGGTCCGGCAGCATCACCCTCTGCCGCCGTCAAACGCGAGGCCGCCGCGATCCGCACGTAGTCAACCTGCTTGCGCACCGCCGTCATCTCCCCTGTCATAACCTTGCCGTTTGCGTTGATTGTGTAGGGCATCTCGAACAGTTTGCTCACGCCGTCCTGATAGATGCTGACAATGACGTGGTCTCCATAGACGTCGATAATGTCGCCGCCGCAATCGGGATACATGGCCGTGAGCGTTTGGCAAAGCGTGCGCCGGATCTCGGTGAAAGACATGGCCGCCTTTATTGACTCCGGATCCATCACCTCTTCCGTTCCGGCAGCCAGTAGCCGCAGCAGCGTTTTATTCGCCATCGCCTCCTCCTGCCCCCGCATCCTTCTCCGCCTTGCCGGCCGCCTTGGGGATAACGTACTTTTTGCCGTCTTTGGTCACCACGACGAACGCATCACCCCGATCCCGTTGATCCAGCAGATCTGCGAGGGTAAGCTTGCGCTCCACAGGGATAAATTTCTTCTTGCCGTCTTCTCCCTTGACCGGTTTGGATGTCTTGAACGTCAGTTCCACCAGGTGTTTCTGTTCTACTGTAGCCATGTTATTGCCTCCTTTTTTAATTCCAATTGGCGTGATACGTCACATGGTCGCATCCGCAGTTTATTGTTTCCTCAATCGGCGCTGAAGGATCGCGCGGAAACATCATCAACACGCCGCCGACGTTGAATGGCTCTTTCACGGGCACGTGCTGCCCACTGACTCCCAGGTGCGTAAGACGGGGCTTTGCGGGATGGCCCACATGACGCCACTCCTTCTCCAGTCCCGGAACGTACTCTGCCGCCTGCTCCATGCGGAGCTGGGAAGCTTGGGAAAAGACCCGGCCCATCTCCGTTTTTGTTATCACCTCGGCGCGCTGGGCGATGGAGGCGAACTTGCCGGCGTCGATATTTTTGCCGATGGCCGCCGCCACTTCCTGAGGCGTCTTGCCGCCCATGATCCCCAAGGTCAATTCCCCTTTGACTTGGTCCCAGGCGGCGGCGGATAGACCTTCAATTTTATGGAACGTAAAACCCTTCATCACATCGAGCACGGAACTGGAAATATAAAACCCCGAGTAAATAGCCTCCACCGGCACAGCTCCGGCAACCAGCGTTTCTGTAACCAGGGTTTGCCCGGCTGCCCAGGACTTAGCCAGGAGAGCGCCCGCCGCCGCCTTGGCCAGGCTTTGATAATTTGCCATCTGGCCCTCAATGCTGTCCAGGTATTGCCGGAGCGAATAGGCGTCCCAGGAACCCAGGGCCGCTTTTCCGAGTTCCGCCATCACCTGGCCGTGTAGATTTTTGAGGATATCCCGCATCGCTTCCGTGCCCGTTTTTATCGCCGCATCCTTCTCCCGGATGATGCGCTTTATTGTCGCGTCAACTTTCGTCATCTCAGAGCACCCTCCGGTTTGCCGTTTTAAGGGCCGTTGACATAGTTATAAACAGTGTCAAGGAAACTAGGCGATTGGGGCCCCGTCCAAGAGGCGTGACGGCTTTAAAGGGCCTGTTTTTCATGTCTGCTCTCCGGATGCTTTTCCGGGGACAGATTTTAAATCTGTCCCGTAATCCTCGTAGCCTTTTTTATCGGCCTGGTCGGCGAGTGATTTTTTGACCGCCTCGTAATCGATCTCCACCCCGACGAAACCCATCGTCACACCGAATATTTTTCCGGCAGTCTCCTTGTCGATCCAGCCCTGCGTCTCCGCGCCCACCAGGGCGGCGCCGATCTGCTGCACGGCGGAGGCGAACTTTGAGACGTCGCGGGCCGTCAGCTCCGGCGTCACTACCGAGAAATTATTGGCCTGCTCGTCGGTGAGCCGGGCATAACCGGTTTCCCTCGCCTTGCGGATCGCATGGGTGAACATGTCCTCAAGAATGTATTTGACGATTTTCTGCCGCATGGAGAGCATCTTGAAGATCGGCTCGCCCATTTCCGAAGCGGTGGCCCGGTTAACGTCGCCGCCCCCGCCGTACCAATGCTCCGGGATGCTCCGGCTGCCGAGGATGTGGTTCCTGAGCAGGCGCGCCCCCTCGTTGGCATCGACGGCTCCCAAATCCGGTGTCACGGCTTGCAACTTCACCTTTTGGTTATGCCCATAGACGGAGCCGGATTTTTTAGTAAACCGTTTCATCTCCTCGTCGAGCGCCTTCGGATCGGCGTCATCGACCTGGAGATCCCAGACAAACGCATTGAGCAAGGGCCACTTTTCGGCGTAATCGTAGAGAAACTGCTCATAGGCGTCCAGCCAGTCGGCCACCCGGATCAAATCGCTCCGCCCCCGCGGGGAATTTGTGACGTTATTAATGCTGAAATAGAAACACTCCCCATCGGTGAATGTTTTGCGCATGGCCTTGGCTGTGGGCGAAAGAACATAATCCGCCTCCGCGGGCAGGATGGTCTGATAATGCCGACCCGGCTTGCCCACCGTGTCTTTCAGCTTCACGCCGATAATCATCTTTACGTTTTCCGGATCCGTGACGACCGCGTCGATCTGCGCCGGATCGATGTAGCCGAGGTAGAGCCGCCCGGTCTGCCCGGCCGTGGTCGCCGGAAAGAGCAACTCGCCGAAGATCCCCAGCTCCCGGACGTGCTTGTCAAAATAGATGGTCATCCGGTTCACGGGGTTATTCCAAAAATCATCAAGGATTTGCTTGACGTCCGGATCTTCCGCCTCATAGGGTAGGCCCTCTCCCAAGACAAAAGCCACCACGAGATCGATCATC